AGAGACAGCTTCATCTATTGCATCTGTAGCAAATTCGTGTAATTCATCTTTATATTGAGTTACAAAAGCAGATATAATTTGAGTTCTGATAGTATCAATATTTAAATCTTTATGAAAATACTTTTCTTTTACTTGTTCATAAGTAAGTTTAGGTTCTTCGTCTTTCTTTTCTTCATATTTAACATCGTAAGATTTAATAGTTCCTAATTGACCTAATGTTGTATCAAGTGATAAATCATCAATAGCCACATCATTTTCTATTTCTAACTCTGCAGTTACTTTTATTTTTTGTGTCATTTCTTTCCTTTCTCGTAGTCTGGATCGTAATAAGAAACTAAATATTTTTTATCAGTAGTTAAACAATAATGTCCGCCTACTTTTTTATTATTGACATAACCATATATCCAGGGTTGTCCTGTATTCTCAAAACCTTTGTTTTCAATGTAAGTAACATATTCTTCAGCTTTATCGCTACAAAATTCAAAAGGTTTTAATTCGCTTTCAACAATGGCAACAACTTCTAAATTTAAGGCTGATAAAAATACTATTAATATTTTCATTTGTCCTCATTAAGTATCTCATCTATTTGATTTTTAATAACTTGTAAATCTCCTCTAATGTTTCTAAACTTTTGCTCCATTGTATATACTTTAGAATCATTATAACCTGGACTATTTATATCTTTTATTTTGTAGTCAATATAAATAGAGTATCTTTCTGCGTGTTTAAGAGGAATAAAGCTTTGATTGCCATGTATCTTTCGTGATCCACGACCCTTTAATCTAATGCTATATCTTCCCTTATGTAGATACTTTTTAAGTTGTTTTATAAATGCCCAACCCTCGCTAGAGTTAGGCACTCCAGTTAAAAAATGTACACAAGCATTAGCTTTAGCTTTTCTTTGTTCTGCTGTAAGTTTTACTTTCTTCCAAAACTGACTATAAGTCATTGGACTGCCACACAATTTAAGTGCTTTTTCTACATCTTTTCTACTCATTTTTTTCTCTCTCTAGTTAATGTTAATACAACTTCTTGTTTTAAAGTTTCTGTTTTAACAAAATTAACAGGACACTCATTAATCCATTTAGCAATTAATTTAGTTGTATCAGCTTCATACTTTCTAGCATGATTAGCAGTTTGTACTTCTTGTATCCTATCTTTAGTTTGATCTACCATTAATGTTTAGTATGCCTTTCTACTGTCTTTAGTTGGTTGTATACAGAGTTAGGTATATCTAATTGATATAACTCTCCATTAGCATGTTCGAATAAAATACGATGACAGTCAGGTCGCATTTTAATATCGAAATGGATTGGCCATTCTTGTTCTTTATCGAATTTATTAACATCTTCAAACTCGTGCTTTTTAAAATGGCGTGGCCAATTACTTGTTCTAGCTATCGCATTTGAATAAATAAGTTGATTACGTTTTATAACTAAATGTTTCATACGTTACCGTCCAGTATATCTCTTAATTCATCTAACATATCGCCTGAATCATCGAAGTCAGACACATCTAAATCTACAGATGCAGCAACTTCTTTATCGGTCATATCGCCAGCAGAGATAACGTCTTTTTGTTTCCAGCCGCCTGGTGGTTCGTTTTCTTTATTAACATCTTTAATTATTTCACTTAACTTTTTTATAGTCATATTATTCCTTTCTATTTTTTTCTAATTTACTATTTTTAAAGAAATTAATAATCCATAAAAACAAGAAAAAAAGCCCTGATACTTACTATATAAAAGATTAAAACCTGCGCTCTATGACGTCCTACGTCACACTATTTTAGTGGATAATAAACTCTTTATCTAAATTTTCGCAATATCGTGGAATTTCATTAGGATATTCGATTATTTCATAATCCACAAATTTAAACTGTTTCATATGCTTACTACAGAATTCATAGAAACGATTTATCCTTGGAAAGTATGGTTCACAATCGTATTGTGGAAAAGAAAAATCTAAAATGTCTTTAGGATTTTTCCTATCAAAGTATGTAAATTTAACCCAATAATTATATGTAGGCAAACTCATTAATTCAGCTATTAAATTTTGTTCTTTAAACATTATGTTACTACTCTTGGTGGTAAGCTACATGAAAAAACTATATATGCACCATATTGATCTATAAATTCTTCATTAAACTTATTCATTAACTCAGACGAATAACTATAACCATATCTTGCGCATTCATGATAAGTATTAAAACTATTTATTTCTGGTTCAAAAGGTTTGCATTGATTACCAGGAACATTACTGCACAATAACATTATTAAAACAAATTTTGTCATTCAACTAATATACACCGATTAATAAGGTTTCGTAAGACTTTATTTTGTTTTAATATGTTATAATATTCTTCGCTCCATTCTGCGACACGTTCTTCTCCATGTGGTGCAACTTTAAAATCATTTACAGAGATAATAATGTGAAATAATTCGTGGAATAAAGTTTTACCTAAAATTCTTTTAGATAAACCTTTCCTTATTACTAATTTATTATGATTATAATAATAGATTGCGTAATCTTCTATGCTTTTAAATTCTACTTTGATTATTTTATCTTTGTATTTTATTTCTGTTAGTTTCATGGGGCCAATTTCTTGACCCCATTATAACGATTAACGACCCAACATTCTAGATTTAGTTCGAGCATTTACTTGCGTATTTATCCCTATTCCGTTACCTTTTGCTTGACCACGGCTATAAGCTACTCTGTCTCGAATACTCATAGATTGTTTTCTACTAACTAATCGAATACCTTTTTGCTCTAGCCATTTAGTAATAGCCATTTGCTCGTTCTTATAAAGAACTGGTAAACCATCAGGATTGCCTTGAGGGATATATTCGGGAGCTATCTCGTTATATCTATCAAGTAATCTACGTTGCAATCTACTAGCGCACCCTTGCTTAAAAGCATGAGACATTTTATTAATACTAGCACGACTACCTGGAACCTCTCTAAATTCTTCTGCAGCCAATCTTTCTACTGTATTGATAAAATATTTACACATCTCTGTAGCTACCAAACGATTAGATTTTCTACCTACAAAAGTAATTACTTTTACTCGTTTGTAGTGTTTATCTAATTTATGGGAAGTATAAGTCTTGCAGAAATATAGTTTAGCTGTAGCATTTCTAATATAGCCTTTCCATAAATCTCTTTCGACCTCTATATCTTCGCTATCCATAGGCTCGACTTGATCATCGTCTTTTAAATCGCTTATAGATAGATTGTGTTCTTGAAGTAACTTTTGAGCTTTATCTGCAGCTAACATTGCTTCGTTTTCAGAGGCGCCGTTTTCAATAGACATCTGTAAAAGTTTTTGTATTCGCTTCAATACACTTTCTTTTTCTTCTGGCATATTTCTCCTTTCTTATTAATTACTTGTTATTCTTACTATATATTATTTTTTTCTTTATTAGACAAGATTATTCGTATTGTGTTCCAATCTTTCGCTAACGACATTTTATTCCATTCTTCCCTAGTAACACCTTTAGCCAGAGCTTCGCCATCAGAACTATCAAATAAAAATATTTCTTTATCTTTCTTCACAATTATATAGACAAGACCACCATGATAGGAGTAAGACCTATGCCATGCGATTTGTTCTATACTCAATTTTAGTTTTAATTTGGTCTTTTCTCTTTTGGGGGACCGCAAATACTTACCTTCTAGCCAACCCGCATTACCATCAACACAATAAAACACATCTGGTATACCACGTTCAATTGAAGTTTCCACACGTTGTATAAAAAAATCGTTAAGTTTTGATCTTATAGTTTGCCAGATTTGCTTTTCCAAATGTTTTTACCTATAGGAATATACTTTACATTATCATTAACTGTTAAATATCTAAATGGATCAATGACTACAGAATTAGGCATAAAATAAAAATCTGTAAAAGCTTTGTGTTTAGTGCCAATAAAAAATAATTGTGGAATTTTATCCCATTCATATTCATCTTTTACTTTCATAATGTTACTGTTATCAATATAAGGATCCCACATGCGCACTGTTTCTCCTTTTTCTTCTAGAACATTTTTAAGTAATATTGATGGACTACCTAAAGTTAAATTTGTTTCAGGTTTAAAAGTTTTACCTAATATATTTATTTGTCTATCACCTTTATTCTCTATAATTAAATCAGCTAACCATTCTGTCTGACTTTCTCTTTGTCTCATTATATTATCATACCAATTGTAAGATAGTTTTAATTTTCGAGCTAAATGACTGAGAGCTATATTATCTCTAGGGTGACAACCTCCTCCATCTCCCATACCACCATATAAATACTTATCACTTATTAATCTTGTAGTGCATAAAGAAAAAGCTCTACTAATTTCATCTATATCTGTATTAGGTAAGTTATGACAAGTTTCCATTAATGTATTTATCATAGCTATTTTTGTAGAAATAAAAGTATTGTATCCAACTTTTATTAGTTCTGCATTTTCAATTGTAGTTTTAAAAAAAGGTGCTTTATTAACTGTTTTGTAAAATTCTTCAGCTTTTTTTGCTGCATTTTCATCGTCCACACCAAATAGATTTATTTCTGCATTTAAGAAATCGTCAATAGTGGTACCCATTGCAATAAAATAAGGGTTATAACAAAGTTTTAAATGAGAACTAATAATTGGTTTAATGAGCCTTGAAATAGTACCAGGTAAAACAGTAGAAATAATGATAACAGTTTTATCTTTTCCCTGTTTTTCAATTTCTTTATTTAAATCTTCAATACCTTTAATTAAAAAACTATAATCAAAGTCTGCTTTTTCTTTTGGTAGTCTAGTTATACCTTCATATTTTTTATCGTGCGGAGTTTGTATTGGCACAAATATAATGTCACTTTCTTCAACAATCTTATCTAAATTTTTAATTTCAATTTTAGATTTTGTTAATAATTCTTCTGCACCTTTTTCAAAATAATTTAAAGTTTTAAATCTTATGTTTCTTAAAGTTATATCATTAATATCAGTTCCAATTACTTGATGACCTTTACTTTCAATAGCGAGAGCTACTGGCAAACCTAACTTGCCTAATCCTATAAAACCTATTTTCATTTATTCTATTGTGCCCCAATTTAATCCTTTCTCAACATCTACTTTAAGAGGCACTTTCAAATCTACACAAGTTTTCATAATTTGTAAACTCTCATTAAAACATTTTTGTTTAAGTATTTCAACAGAAAAATCTAATTCATCATGCACAGTTAATTTTAAATCTATTTCATCTAACAAACCTGCTTCATAAATTTTAACCATTGCTGCTTTTGTAATATCTGCTGATGAGCCTTGTATTAAAGCATTCATTGCTGTATGAGTATAAGCTCGTTTAAGTTCTTGTTTTGGATAATGTGCATGTGCTTCTGATAAAGAATAAGCTCTTTCTCCCCAACTATCTCTTGGTTCCCATTTATCAAATCTTCTTTTTCTCCCTAATAAAGTTTTAATATAACCACGAGTGCTTGCTACATTAGATACTTGTCTAGATAATTCTTTAACAAATGGAACTTTATCATGATACTTATTAAATAATTCATAAGCTTGATCGTTGTCCAGTCCTAACTCTGCAGCTAATTTTTTATTACCCATACCATAAAACAATCCAAGGTTAATAGTTTTCGCTTGTTTTCTAGGTATACTTGCCATATCAGCTACCATTTGATGAAAGTCTGTATCATCACTTTTAATAAATTGATCTTGTACTTTTATAGCTGTGTCCATTCCTTTTAGACTTGCGTAGTGTACTAGAACTCTAGGCTCTTGTTGAGAGTAATCAGCACAAACCCACTCGCAATCTTCTTCTGGTAAAAATAAACTTCTGATCATCGGACCAAGTTCAGGGTCTCTAGCTGGCACTTGTTGTAGATTAGGATATTGAGAACTAAATCTACCTGTAACAGTACCCATAGGATTAAAACCACAATATATTCTACCATTAGTGGCTTTATCAATAATCATATTTTTTACAAATGTATTTCTAATCTTGTCTAACTTTCTAACTTTTAAGATACTTTGACTAACATCGTCCATTTGAGTTTCCAACCAACTTGCAGTGAAAGATGGAGTACCCTTTGCGGTGTAGTTATAACCAATACTATTTTTATCATATGCTTCCTTTAGTGAGGCATTTGCCCATACATTAACTTCGGTGCCTCCTAATCTATTTAGCATTTTTTGAACTTCTGTTTGTTTTTTTTCTAACTCTATATATAAACTATGTGCTTTATCCACATCAACTCTTACTCCTTTTTTTCTCATATGAAATAAAACAGGTATAAGTCTTGATTCAAAATCAACTATACTTTCTATTTCTTCTCTCTTAATTCTATCTTGTTGTTTTTGATAAATTTGTAAAGTAAGTAAAGCATCTTCTTTTGCATATTCACTTACTTCGTTAGCATGTAATCTCCATAAATTTTCTTTAACTTTTGCACGTTTACCAAACTTATAGAGTACCGCTTGTTCAAGTTCAACTTCGTATTTTGATTTTCTTAAATAAAATTTTGCAAGACTATCTAATGAATACTTTAACTTGTTTTCATCTATTAAATGTTCTATCGTTTGAACGTCATATATCCTGTGATGTCTCGTAAGGGTAAGGCGCTTATCCAGTGAATAAAGCCACTCTACGTCATACAATGCGTTAGCAAATATAAGTTTTTTCTTCGATTGATAGATATATAGTAAAAAACTAATAACTTTAGTTTTATTTAAATTACCACCACCTTCGTGACCGATTGGAAAATATTCAGTATATCCACTATCCGTTGATATAGATATTCCAGCTACATGACCATCTTTTCTAAATCCACCTGGACCCATAGTTTTTAAATTAGGGTCGTAAGTTTCAGTATCAATTGCAATAAGCTTTGCTTCGTCTATTTTATTTACATTAAACATTAATTAATCTTTCCAAGTATTACTGTTTTATTTATATAAGTGTAACCTCTACCAGAACTTTCCCATAAAGTTCTAGCTTGGTCGTGAACGTATTTTTCTCCATAAATAATTTGTTGTGTAGAAGTATTAAGAAGAAGCTTGACACAATGAATACAAGGTTCTAATGTTGTATAAACTCTATGAATATCATAGACATCTTTACATTGAAGTAATGCATTTTGCTCCGCATGTATGGCTTCGCATTTATCTAAATCTGTACCTGATTTAGATTTAGCTCCATCACAAGGTTTATTTATACAATGAGAAAATCCTGCGGGATTGCCATTATATCCTGTAGCTATAACATGATTTTTTTTATTTACAAATACACAACCAACTTTACGTCTAGCACAAGTTCCTCTAGAAGATACTAACTCTGCCATTCTTAAAAAGTAAAAATCAGTAGGTGGTCGATAATTATCCATAAAGCAAGTAATTAAGCCTCTCTGATAACATTCCATTAGGTCTTAACTCTGTGCCTTCTAACTCTGCCATTTCTTCTAAAATTTCTATAAATTTTAAAGGTCTATCTTTATATTTATTAATTAGTTTGTTGAAAGATATTTCAGGTTTATCATTAAAAGTAGAAGTAAAAACACTATCTAATTTCTTATAATCTGTTTCATAAATATGTCTACTACCTGCTTGTATAATTAGTTCTCCTAATTTACATTTTACTCCAAGTTTATTTAAATGTAATGCTATAAAAAAAGTTATTGCACTAAAATTAAAAGTATCATATGGTACACCTAGCCAAGCATCGTTACTTCTCATATTAGCTATTGTATGTAACCATAATTCATCGCTTGCTTCTCTTAAAAAAAATTGAAGTGTTAAAGTACATGGAATATCTTTACTTGATTTAGGATTTTCTCTCCATATACTTATAATTGCTTGTCTACTATCTTGATCAGTGATTAAAGTTTTAACTACATAACTCCATTGAGTAATAATTTTAGGACCATATGCACCAAAAAAAGTTTCTCCATCATCACTAAATCTTTTTATTCCACCTACATATTTACTTACACTTTCAACATCGTTCTTACCTTGAAGCATCCATGTAGCTTCACCAAACATAAACGAATAAGATAATTTTCTTTCAGGTAAAGTAATAATAGGATCGTCCATATCAACTTTCCAAGTATGATTTATCTTTTCACTTATTTTTAAATCTCTAGGTTTACAAATAAAGTCTGGTTGACGATACACGTCCCATAACATTTTCTTATAATTAAAATTAATGTCTTTCATTAATTTATTACTTTATCTATAAATTCGTCCATTTTATGTCCATCTTTATAAAAATCATATCTTATAAAATCTGCTCTTTCTTTAAGTGGAGATAATGAACTAATAAAATTTTTACTTTCCAATCTTGAAAACCAAGCATGATAATAACCATCTATTACTTTATCAATATCCCAATATTCTTCTTCTCTTTTAGTTCTGTTTATTCTATGATTTTCTTTTACTTGTGTTTTATCTTCTGGTATACACCAAATATATTTAGTGCCTCTATCTTTTAATTTATTATATAAATATCTAGGATTATAACTCGGTCCTTTACTTCTAATATACGAATAAAATTGTTCACTAGGCCAATGTCTATCTAATAAAACTAATTTACCAGCCATTTGTTTTTTTATAGCCATTCTTGTAGTGGCTGTATGCCATAATAACATATTTTTATGCACTCTTAAATGCATATAAAAATTATTCTTAAATCTTCTTCTTATTCTATCAATAAGTGTAGTTTTACCTACGCCATCTGGTCCTTCAACAATTAAGATTTTTCCTCTAATAAACATTTAAAATATTCTTTCGTTCTTTCTTTATTCCAAGTATTATTTATAAAACTTTCTCGTTGGTAAGATACAATATTTTTTAATTCATCTTCAGATTTATTTTCTATATCACTTACATTTAAATCTCTATAACCAACACCTAATACTTCAGTTTCATTTTCATGACCTAGTAAAATAGAACCGGAATCAAAAGCCATATTATATCGTACTCTCCACCAACCACTTCCATTTAAAGTATGAGAATGTGGAGGACTTAATATACCCCAATGTTTTCTATATTCTTGATATAACTCGTGTTCTTTTAATCTTGTTTGACCTTCTTTTATATTACCAAAAGTTTTAATCGGCCAAGTAAAAGTTTGTTTTTTTAACCAATTCATTTTATTTAAAAGACTAGCCATGACCCATGCTTTTTCTTTTTTAACAACACGTTGCTCTGTAAATAAATCTTTACCTTTAGGATCGTTTAAGTAAGAGTTTGTATAAGGTGAAGGATCCCAATTAGTTATTTCTTTAGCTCTAACACCTAATGCTTCATAATTACCACCATCATAAGCTGGTATAAGTAATTTAAAAGGCCATTCTTGAAAAGCAAATGTATCTACTAAATCTTCAATTTCTTTTTTATAAGGTTGTGCTTCGTCCCAATACATTTTTCCTACAGGATTACCTGCTTGAGAAAATTTTTTCCATATTCTCCAATGACCTCTACTAAAAGTTCCAAAGCCAGATACTGTTTCTTTAGTTTGATGATCATCTAAAGATATTATTGCATCAGGTCTTTTAATAATAGTGTATGCAGCACCATACCAATATCGTGCTGATAAACTGTTAGGGCCAAATACATATACTATTACTTTATCATAATGAGATACATCTTCGCCCGGGATAATAGCTTTTTGAGTTACTTCATGACCAAGTTCTCTTAATACACCTGGTAATATTCTTGCTGATGACGCAATGTTTAAAGGACTTTTAGCTGTACCAATGGTTAAAGCATTAAAGCCTGTTACTAAAATCTTCATTTTTTTCTTTCTCTTCCTCTACAATTTGATCAATGTTTGGTGCTTTCCAACCTTTCGGTTTAATAACATCAAAAGCAGTACCTCGTTTTTTCGATTTACTTTTAGCTCTAATCTTTTTCATATTAGCCGTTTGTACTTCTTTCCATGCTTTTTCAAATGGTAAGTTAAATAACCACGCAGTTCCTAATGCAATATAAACTATATCTACAAGAGCATCTAATGCTGCAGCATCATCTTTTTTAGTAATAGCTTGTGTGTATTCTGCTAATTCTTCCATTAAAAAAGAAGTTCTAAAATTAACTAATTCATTATCCTCAGGTATACCAACTTTATCATTTTTTTTAAAACCAAATTTATTATGAAATCTATTTATATCTCCTAATAAATCTTCATGCATCATTTTAAAAATATCTTCGTGTGTCAAATTAAACTTTCTTGTTCTGGTTGCTTTCTAAAATCTACTGTCATCATTTTATGAATTGGTTTATCTTTTAACTCTATACTTTCTTTTACTATTCTTGCTACATATTCAGCTACTGGTGGCATAACTCCTCGTGCGATTTGTGATCCAATAGAACTTGGTGGTCCTTCCCATTTATAATCTACAGGAAATCCCGCAAGGTAAGCTAATTCTTTGTGACCAAACAATCTATCTTCAGTAGGGTGAATATAAAATCCACCTGCTATAACTGGACAAATTTTAGCTGTTGATAATCTCCATTTCATAAATTGTGGTCTACCTTTAACTCCTCCACGCATACCTCCTCTAACCCAAGTTTCAGGTGGATTATATCTTTCCCAAGTTGTTCTTAAACTTTCACCTTGTTTACAGTGTTTAAGATAAGGTATTTCTGATGGTGTCATTTTAAAAATATGACCAACATCTTTACCATATTCATCTGCAAATGCTTTTAAAACTTCTCCTGTCGTAGGCGCCGGTGCAAAATTTAATCTATGTGGATTTAATTCATATTTAGTTGCAATAAAAAAAAATCTTTTACGACTATGATTTAATCCTGTAAACTGACCATCAATTAATAAATGTGTTACTTGATAACCTAATTTTTGTGCTTCTTCAGTAAGTTCCATAATCATAGGGTAACCACCATTTTTAGAATAGACCCTAGGAACTGACTCGATGGCTATTGCAGAAGGTTCTAATTCTTTCAAAAGATTAAAACTATTTCTCCAGCAGGCAATTCTAGGGTCCTTCTTCCATGCAGACGCACCTTTCTGTGTCGCACCTAAGTTTGACCAGGGAGCACAAGGTGGGTTGCAATATACAAAATCTACTTTATTTTTATATTTTTCTCTAGGCCAATCATCTTCACCTTCGTAAATTGGTAAATTAGGAAAGTTAGCTTGAGCTGTTTTTTTATATAAACCTGGTTTATCTTCAAAATGTGCTACTACATCAAAATGTTTTTTTACTCCTAATGTAAAACCACCTGCAAAAATATAAGTTCCTAATGCCTTCATAATTCTTCCTTTTTTAAATTAACGTAATTCGTAACTATACTTCGTTTCTGGCTGCAATAAGAACAAATTTTTTTTAGCTCTTGTAATTGCAACATAAAATACTCTATGTTCGTCATCTGGTTCAACATTAAATTTACGCCAAGTTTTATAAGATATATCTGAAATAACGACTACATTATCACTTTCTCCGCCTTTAATTCCATGAATTGTTGATAATCTAATACGAGCTTTATTTTTAAATATATCTCCCGATTTAATTAGAGATTCAAACATAACAATATCTTCTGGATCAAGACCTACAATTATGTCTTGCCAATCACCTTCTGCTAATAATCCTACATTGTCTTTTAAGTAACCTAAACTAAATTCCATATTTTGATCTATGCCTTCTAACTTTTTAAAACCACGAGCTACCCCTGTGTTTCCTCTTAAACATTGGTATAATTTTTTTAATTCATCAAACGATATAGTATCACCTCTATTTAATTTAATCCACGATCTTATAGCTATTACAAATCTATTAGTTTTAAATTCGTGATGACCTTTTTCATAAAACCAACCCATTCTTTTACAATATGCTTCTGCTTTAAACAATTGATAACCTGACCTTGCTAAAATAAGCCATTCACCATCTGACATATCTACATCTTCTATTGAATTAATATCTGTAATTGATCCTTGATCATCTCTAGATGTCCAATTTTTATCTTGTCTTAAAGAAATTTTATGAGATATATCACATGCTAATTTATGTATTGTTTTTGGTAGTCTATAACTTATTGGCAAAACTTCAACATTACCTTGTATATCTAAAAATCTTTTAACATCAGCACCAGCCCACTTGTAAATAGCTTGATCATCATCACCTGCTATATATCTAAATTTACAATTTAAAGTTAATTTTTCAATTACTTTCCATTGTTTAGTAGTTAAGTCTTGTGCTTCGTCTACAAAAATAATATCAAGTTGTGGCACCATATCTTCTTTAATAAATAAATCTAACATATCAGTAAAATCTAAAAGATTTTTACCTTGTTTAAAATTTTTTAATACTTTAGAAAAATATTCTTGTTCTTCCCAAGTATGATCACACTCTAATTCTTTCCATATTTCTTTTAAATCTCTCTCGCTAGAACGTGATACTTCGTCACAAAATAATAATAAATCTCCTTTTTTATTTCCTACAGATAAACCAGATGTATCTTCTTCTGATACACCTGACATTTCTACTCTTGCTAATTCACTAAATTCCTTAACACGTTCTCCTTTAAAAACTCTACCACTATTAATATTTAAAGTTCTATAACACATACTATGTATTGTTCTAAAATAATCTAAATCATCTTCTGATAAATTAAATTTTTTAATAACTCTACTTCGTGCTTCTCTTATGGCTCTACGTGTAAAAGAAAAAAAACCAATTTTATCAGGTCTATAACCTTCTGAAATTTTTTCTTCTAATAATTTTAAGAGTGTAGTTGTTTTTCCAGTACCTGGACTACCAAATATTTTAATTGTTTTAGCCATGTTTTTGATATATTTTTCTTAAAGTATCATATTGTTTAGTAGATAATAAAATGTATTCATCAAATTTATCGAGCTTTTCAACGACTGACTGACAAAAATTATTTTCCCAATCATTTAATTTAGTGCTATCAATATTATTTAAAAATTTGACTAAATTTTTATATTTTTCTCCATCAATTCTTTTTAATAATTCTTTAGGTATTTCTTGTGGTCCTAATAATAATATTGCTTTTCTTCTTAATAAAAAATAAAGTTCTCTACATAATTGAACATCTAATAAAGCATCATGATAATTTTGAATTCCTTGATGAAAAAAATGATCAAAACATTCTTGAAGTTTAGGAAATTTATAATCTTCAAATTTACCTTCTAATTTCATTTGATCTTTACAAGTCATCATAGTACAATGTAAATTATCTGGTTTTTTCCAAATATATTTTAACATATCAATTTCTCTTTGTATAATTTGTAAATCGAAAGCTAAATTATGTGCTACAATAGTATGACATTTACTAGAAAAAAAAGTAAAAACAGCTAGTGCGTGAGTCAGAGATATACCTGTTTCTTGTGCTTCTTTAGTAGATATGCCATGTATAGCTGCAGCTTCTTTTGGAATTTTAAACTCAGGGTATTGTACATTTTTAGGTTCTATTCGTGAACAATATTGAGCAATAATTCTTTCGTTATCGTCAGTAACTTGAAAAGCTAAACTAACTAATCTAGGTTGATCTTCGTGATTAGGATTTAAATCTCGTCTCCATAGTCCATTAGTTTCTGTATCAAAAAATAAAATCATTAAGCTCCTTTTTTAGAATCCATTTGCATACCAGTTATTTGTATTTTTGCGTCTTGTTTATTTTTTTGAAGATGTGTATCCATACACAAAACTGCAGCAGTTAATTTTTGAACATCGACTACATACTCTTTATTATTATAACCTTTCGCATGTTTAAGTAGAATGTTAATTGCTTGATCTTTATTCATAAGCCTCCTTATTTATGTTTGGTTGTTTAAATTCTTCTGTTTGCATTTGAAAATTTGGTATACTCCAAGTGTTAGTAAATTTACCTTTTATCTTTTTTCCACTATGATTAGCACCTAAATTTTTAAGATAAGCAGTAATTTCATGTAATTTAAACTCTTTAAATCTATGTCTATCTAAAAATTCCATAAAATCATTTATTCTAAATTCAGTTACTTTTTCTTGTATAATAGCTTTACCTCTTAATAAATCTTCTATTTCTGTAGAAGAAGTTGAACCAGTACAAAATCGTTCTAATAATTCTAATAAACGTCCTTCATTACTACTATCCTCAGGTGCTTCTACAGATACTACTCTAGACATTAAATCATTAACTGTTTCCGTCCATAACTTGTCATTAATTTTAGGTAATAACATATCTAAATTTTCAAATACGACTTGTTTAAAATCTATAAAACTATATATTTGTTTACTAGATAACGGACCAATTTTTTTTTCGCTTAAAGTTAAAAAATATTGTGGTGGATTAGTTAAAATTTTAGTAATACTATTAAGAACAGGCATAGTTCCTTCATCATTAATACCATATTCACAAGTTAAACATTTAGTTTTATTACATACTGAATTAATTGGTGAATCTTTACATTTATAATTATAAGTTTTTTTATCTAAACTATTTAACACTGTAGTAAATTCTCTCGGTTTTAATGGAGGGTCAAGATATTCATCATTATATTCTTCTAATTTTTCTTGCCATTCTTCAGGAAATCTTTTACGAAGATAAACTCCTATGTTAAATAAACCATTATTTCTACCACCTTCTCCTAATGCACCTTGAGATAATAAATCTTGAAGGCAAGGAGGACCACCTGGTAAAATTTCGTTAGATTTATTAAGTTTTTTTATAAAACTTAAATCTAAAGATTCCAAGGAATCTAAAGAAAATTTTTCTACCCATTTAATAAAATGTTCTGCTGTTAATACTTCACCATTATATAAAGCATATCTATCTGTTTGATTACCACCAAAGTAAGGCATATTTAACCAACTTCCAACATCTTCTTTATTAATTAATTTAGTTTGTTGTGGTCTTAAATCATATTTTACAAAACCAAAAGCTTTAACAATATCTTTAAGTTTATTAATCATTGAAGAGGCACTTACAAATTTTTTAGTAAAAATAAAAATATGTGCACCACCTGATTTTGATCTACAAACTATTAAATTTTTTTGAATAAACTGTTTACTAATTTTTTCTATATCAACTGAATAGTCATCAACATCTAGACAACCCCATTTACATTGATTATTTTCGTTTATAGGAATAACACCTAGACCAGTTTTACCAGCTAGGTGTTCCTTCCATAATTGAGCAGTGTAGTTTTCTCTAATAGTTTTTCCATAGCCATCGAGTTTAGGACCCTTTCTTTCTGTTATAAAGAATTGGCCATAAGCCCGATTTAAGCCTGGAAAGACTTTAAAAAAATCTTCAAACTCCATAATTAAAATGGTGTATTTGATTTTCCTGCTTGATCTTCTGTAGTTTCAGTATCTACTGGTTCAGATGCTTTTACTTTACCTGTATTTATAGAATCAGATAAAGATTCAGCTTGACCAAATACTTGTTTACTAGATACTTGACCTACTTCATCTATTTTATATTTATACCAACTACCTAGATCGTTTTCTGCATTTATAGTCGATAATTTAAATTGATATAAAAATGATGGTGGTTCTACCATTTGACCTTTTATATTTATCTTTTTCATTTTAAGAAGTGTATTCCACTTTCTTGAAACTCCAAGATTACTAGATGTCATTGTAAGAACTGCTGGTTCCCATGTTTCATCTTTCTTAACTAAAACAAAGTGTTCTGCGGTATCAACTATTTGGTTTTCTCCGAGAAATGCTTTTTTAGTTTTAGGATCAACAGTCGTACCTTCAGGTTTCATATCATGCACTGCAACTAATCCACCTCCACTTTCTCTTGGTACCCACTCTACATAAGATTTTCTGTATCCACATGGTATAACTATAATACCTTCTGAGTCATATAACTGATTAGTAACAGTATTGAAGATATGACCTTCCTCTGCACCTTCTATATATTTCTCATCTTTCTTTTTTCTTTGTGGTGATCCTGATTGAACGATTGCTAATCTTGGAATAGTAATATCATCATTACTAACATTTTCTAATCCACGACCAGCTGCTTTTACAATTAAATCTGCTGAAATGTCTCCACTTGCAACTTCGTTCTTTGATTTAACTGCAACTTGTTTGTCTGCCATTTTATTTCTCCTTTCCGAGTTTAACTTTTGCTATACTGGCTTCGTATACAGAAAAATATTCTTCTGGTAATGTTTCACCAAGACTATATCTTTCTTTAGCAAAAGCTTTTAATGTGCCAGCATGAACTGAAGACTTTTCATCATAAGGTATATTCTTAAATTTTTTATTTAAGACTTTTATAAGTTTATCAGCTTCATCATACTCGCCTTTAGCGAAACTAACTTTAATATCGTGTTTAATTAGTTCGCTGTGACCATTTTCTTCTAACCATTTAAGAGCACCTGCTCTTTTATCTTCTGGTATAGAACAAAATAAATCGTCTTTGACTGAAATTTGACTTCCGTCTGATAAATCAAATCTAGTCATATTATTACATGATGCCATAGCATCAGGTAACTCTCTTTCTTCAATCTCACGAATTTCAGCTTTCAAAACTTTAAGTCTTTCTTCTTCTTTCGCAAGGTTCTTTTTCTTTTCCACAAGTTTATTTCCAATAGCTGTAACTACTTCTAGTCCACCTTCTGGTAACTTTTCTTTTTTCTTGTGTTTCTCTACTGAATCAAATATCCAGTTTTCTTTACTCATTGCTTTCTCCTTTCTGATATAGATCAATCTTTACATTGTAATAGCATTGATTTTCTCTATCCCATTTTAGCATATTTACTTTTCCATTATTAACATCTGCTGCAGCCATAGACGCAATTCCAATTGCAACTGGATCTCCCATTGCAAGTAAAAAATCGTTATCACTAAAATCTTTTAATTTATTTTTTAGCAATCTAACTACAGGAGAAGGTGAAAGAGTAATTTGTCGACCAGGTGGTAACATAGGAATTAATTCTCCAAAGCGACCAGCACCTATGACATTTACATTAGGATTTTCTTGCACAATGTAAACTTTAGCCATAATGTTCTCCTTTCTCATTTTTATTATTTACTTATAGTATAAAAGTTATATAAAGTAAAATATTAATTAGAAAACAGAAAGATTAAATGCAAGTTAAATTTACTAATGAAGTTGATTTTATAAAATATAAATTTAAAACTAAACCTTATAAACATCAGTATGATGCATTTGTAAAATCAAAAGATAAAAAAGCATATGCCCTGTTTATGGAACAGGGAACAGGTAAGTCTAAAGTAGTAATAGATAATATAGCTTATCTTTATAGAGAAGGTAAAATTAATTGTGCTGTTATTGCAGCACCTAAAGGTGTTTATCGTAATTGGATAGCTTCAGAGTTTAATACTCATATGCCTGATGATGTAAAAAGTTTTACAGATGTTTGTATATGGAGTCCTAATGAAACTAAAACTAATATTGAAACACTGACTAATTTTTTAAATCCTTCTCATAAATTAAAATTTTTTATAATAAATATAGAAGCTCTATCTACTGACAAAGGAAAAAATTATTTAAATAGATTATTAAACATTACTAATTGTTTTTGGACTATTGATGAAAGTAGTAATATTAAAAATAGAACTGCAAGAAGAACTAAAGCTTGTTTAAAGTTAGGTAAACTTGCAAAGTATAAAAGAATATTAACAGGTACTCCAGTGACCCAAGGTCCATTAGACTTGTGGGCTCAAATGCATTTTTTAGATGAATACATATTACAAGCCAGTTTTTATGCTTATCGAAATACTTTTTGTGTTATGCGAAGAAGAAGAACATCTACACATAGTTTTGATGAAGTTGTCGAATATCAAAGACTAGATGAATTACAAGAAATATTAGAAGAACATAGTTTTAGAGTAACTAAAGAAGAATGTTTAGATTTACCACCTAAAATAAGACTAAAAAGAGAAATAGAGCTTACTCGTGAGCAGAAGCTCATGTATCACACATTGAGAAAACGAGCTATATTAGAACTAGAACAGTCTAAATTAGTGACTGCGCCTCTCGTAATCACACGAATATTAAGGTTACAGCAGATATTATGTGGATTTATTAAATATGACGATGGAACTGAAGAAATTATAAAAGGAACTAATTCTAGGCTTCAAGAACTATTAGATGTACTTGAGGAGACAACTGGTGGAGTAATTATATGGGCTACATATCGTAATTCAATTAAATTGATTCGTGATACTCTAGCTAAAAAATATGGAGCTAGTAAAGTTGCTACATTTTTTGGCGATACTCCTGCAGAAGAAAGACAAAACATAGTTGAAAGATTTCAAGCTGGTGAAATTAAATATTTTATAGGTCAACCTAGAACTGGTGGTTATGGTTTAACTTTAACTAAAGCTAAAACTGTTATCTATTTTAATAATACTTATGATATGGAAGTTAGACTTCAATCAGAAGATAGAGCACATAGAATAGGTCAAACTGATAGTGTAACTTATATAGATTTTGTATGTCCTAAAACAATTGATGAAAAAATATTACAAGCTTTAAGTACTAAAAAGAAATTAGCTGATCAAATTACAGGCGATAATTGGAAAGAGTTATTTCTTTAATTTTTTCTTTTTACACTGACATCGTGGTCCGAAAAGTTTATTACCAATCCATTCAGAAATAAAATCTAATCCAGAAAAAAATTTATATAAATACTTGTCTATCATTTTGGTTTTTTCATTATATCAGCACCTTTTAAACCATAGATAGCTGAAACTACACCAATAAATAAAGCTTGATACCAAAATGGCATATTATTAAATTGATCAAAAAATTTATCTACTTTAGCCATAATTTCTGGATCATCAGAAAAGATAGACCATATTAATAACATAACAGGTGCCGACACCAATATCAACACAAACTCATCTTTCCATCCCTGTTGATTATTTTGTATGACTGCTTTTTTATATTCTAATTCTCCATTAGCCATACGTTCAGCATGTTTCATTTCGGCAACTGATTCTAGTTCTCTTGTTTTTCTTCTATTAGAAGCAATACTCATTCCTGTTTTTATGATTCCCGGAACAAGTTTCGATGCTATACTAATCCACATATTATTTTCCTATAATTATAGATAAAATAAAAAATATTATTAAAACAATCCATTGTTTTTTATTAAATGTTTCTAATAATCTAATTTTTTTTTCTATCATTTTGTTAATAAATTTATTGAACATTAATATCCTCCTTATGCAACCATTCTTTTAAATTAAATCCAGGGCAATTAGGTTTATTTTCTTGTATATCGCAGTGACCTACTATTTCTACAATATTAGGATTTGTCATTTTAAGTCTTTTTATTAAATCTTTTAAAGATAAAAATTGTTGTAATGTAAAATTATTTTCCGGTCCACCATCTTCTGCCATACCACCAATTAAACAAATACCTATACTTTTAGAATTAGCCGCAGGTGCGTGAGCACCTTGAAAAGCCTCTGGTCGTCCTACTTCTACTAGACCTCCTCTTTTAATAATATAATGGTAACCTATATCATCCCAACCATTATCGTCTACATGCCATTTTTTAATTTCAGTAGCTCCTATATCCATTGATGCTTTTGTTGCAGCACAATGAACTACGATCATTTCTGTTTTTTTTCTTAACTCCATTCAGCACTCCTTCTAGGTACTATTCTACACTTTTTTTTGACCAAGTCTACACTCAATATTTGTACTCTATGGTCTTTAATTCTAGGTGATCTAGAAATAATACTACCATCTTTTCTTCGACCTACATGTTTTACATCAAAATAAGAACTTTTTAAAGTTTTAGGATCAATAGCAATTATATCTATTGGTGATTGAGTTTGTGAACCTTTATAAACATAAAAGCCTTGTTCTTGTAACCAAACTACTGCCAGGTTTTCACAAAGACAACCTTTATTTTTTTGAATCATACAAGTAATTCTATTAAAGTCATTCCTAATCCACTAATTATTAATGCAGCCGCTCCTATAAGTATTTTTTCTAATCTATTAATTTGGTCAGCTAATCCGTTTATTTTATCGTGAGTTTGCTTTTGCATAATTCTACAAAGCTTTTCATGATTATCTAATCTAACTGCTGTTGTACTTTTTTTCATTAATTTAATTTTTCTTCAAATTTTTCTTTTTCTATGTTTCTCTCTTTAGTTTCTTTATCTTTTTCTAAAGCATCTTTTGCTTTATCATAAGTTAATTCTTTAGCTTTACCGAATACGGCTTGTAAAGCTTTTATTGCATATTTTGCTGTAACATCAACTGGAAAAAATATATCAGCATCGTCTTTCATACGATCATCATCACCTTCAAATTTATCTTCTAGATATTCTTTTTGAACTAATGGGTTTCTAAAAGGATTAAATGAAAACAATTTTCTTGCACCAGCTCCTCTATTTAATCCTAAATTTCCAATATCAATAGCTTTATTAATTGCTTTCGATGCAGCTTCTAAAAAAGCACTTCTTTCTTTTTGTGGTAGTTTAGTCATCCATCTAGGATAATTACCTGCTAAAAAGTTTTTCTGTGCAGCTTCAATAAATAAACCATAATCATTAAATAACATTAAATTGTCTTGACTTAATCCAAACTTATCTAATAATCTTGATGCACGGTTAAGTATTAATCTTTTATGGTTTAATGGTCCGTAAATCATATCAATAAATAAAGCAGCATTCTCTGTAGCTTTTTTTATACTTACATCGGTAGCTTTAGCTAATTTAGTAGGGACTTGTAACATTTCTAATACATCAGCAATTTTTCTCATAGTTGTAAAAAATTCAGGACTATATAATTGTAAAAGAGCTGATCTATTATTATTTAAAAAAATATTCATATTAGCACCATTAATAGTTCCTGTTCTTTGAGCAGTTCCTCCTATCATTTGTGCAACTCTATTTGTAACAAAACCTTCACCTGTTACATCTTTCATCATTCTTGATAAAAAAACTTGTCTAATTTCTTTTACTGTTTGAGTTGGTAAAGCATTTAACAATTTAGTAAGATTAGCTGTTTTAGTAAAAGCTTTAGAAAGAATAAACTCTACTATTTCACCTGGTCCTGAATTACTTAAAATACTCCAGTTGTCTATACCTGGTAAAAATTTAGCAACACTTGCATTTATATCATTAACACCTTTAAGTGAATCATCAATAACTCTAAATACACTATCTCCACTTTTTGAAAGTTCTTTATATAATTTTTTGCCTAATAGTGATTCATAGTTGCTACCAAATTTTTTAAAAAATTCTTTATGAGTCATTTCAGCTACATTGTCAGCGCCTGGAATAACTTTATTAAAATAGTTTCTTAATAGGGCTTGTTTAATTCTTTCAACAGTAGGAGGTGGAACTAATTTTTTTTTAATTAAATCACCAAAAGCCATAGCTTCAGCTCTTGCATTATCTGTATCATCAACTAATCTTTTAAATAATTTGTCTTTACTATATCTTAAATTTTCAGCACCTTCTTTAGTTGCACTACTTCCAAAATCTTTAGCAAAATTTTTAAAGAAAGTCATTCTTTTTAAATTTTGTAATTCTAATTGTTCTGCAAATTCTTTAGCTAAATTAGTATCACCTGATTCTGCAATTGCTTTACTTATATTTTTATTAATATTTTTACTTAATTGTTTAAAAGCACCTACAGATACAGCATTTTCTGTAGTTTCAATTAAAAGATTAGTTGCATTTTTTAAAGTAACTAAATCTTTTAAATTTATATCTTTTTTCTTTTGTAATTCTTTAAAACCATTTTTAACATCTTTTAATAAATCACCTGTTTTTTGAAATCCACGTTTGTTAAATATTTCAGCTAATTGAACTAATACATTATTAGCTCTAATTTTTGCAGCATTTGCTTTTGAAGTTTTTTTAGTAATTGTTTTTTTAGTTTTAGGAAATAAACCTTTTCTAAATGTAAATTTTTTAAGATCATTTTCCATTATCTTAATGGCAGTGTTCACATTAAATTTTAAAGGAGTTGTATTTTTTAATACTCCATTTTCTATATTTTTATTTAGGACAGATAAACGAGCTTCAAGTGCTTTATATGTATCATCTAAAGTAACACCAAATTCATCTAAATATCTCCCTGCTGCATCATCTACAAAAGATTTTTCAAATTTAATTAAGTTTTGTGAGTTTTTAAGTAAAGCTAACTCTGCTTGTTTTATTCCTACTTCAGCTTGTCCTACTATTTGATTTTGTATATTTTGAATAATTTTATCAGCTTGTTTATTACCTACCTCAGATACATTAGTTGTTTGTTTTATAATTTTATCTTCAATAGCTTTAAAATTTGCTTTAGTTTCTAATTTAGTAACTTCGTCAGCCAATAATGCTTTTTGTGCAGCACTACCTTTTTTTATTAATTGATCAGAGTTTAGAATTGCTTTACCGACTGCTACCGCAAAATATTCATCTACTTCTGTTTGAGTTAAGTTAAAATCTTTTTTCATTGAATCTTTAACTTTATTTACTTCTTCAAATATTCCAGAGTTAGTTCTACCTTTTGTTTCGATAAATTCTTTAATAGTACTTGTACTTAATTGATTTTTTCCTAATATTGTAGGTAGTATTAGTTTTGCACCAGTTAAAAATAATCCTGTTGCTGCAGCATCAATTAATCCATATTTAATTGCAGCAGCTTTAGCAACTTCATCAAAATCTTCTGGGTTAGGATATAAATCTTTTTGTAAACCTAACTTATGGTAACCATACATTAGTCTTGCATATTCTGTTAAGCCAGCTGCTACAGCAGAACCAGCAACAGTACCTGCTGGACCAGCATAACTTCCAAAAGTACCAGCTATAATTGAAGCAACGATAGGAGCACTATCTGCCGCAGCATCTTTTAAATCGTCCATAGATATTTTAGGAGAATCAACTGCTGAAAACATATTAGTTCCACCTAATTCTTTTGGTATTCTGTAAACTAATCCCTCTTTCTTTTTACCATCGTATTGTAATGTAACTGTTTTAACTTCTATATTATCTAAATGTTTAGCTAAAGTTTCTTTATCATATTTGCCTGAGTTAGTAATTCTTTCAACAAGTAAATTTTTAATATTATTTTCTTTAAATTGTGCACCATCTAAACCAAATCCTAATTTAAGTCTTATGTCACCTTTTATTTCATTTTCTTTATCAGCATTATATCCATTAAGTTCATACAAAAGTTTAGTAGGTATATAACCACCTTTAGTTTCTATACCTACACTATCAACAAGTATTTGCTCTGATATTTTTGTAGCTTCTGGCTCTGATTTTTTAATTAAATCTAAATCAATACCATTATTAGCTAAAAATTCTTTTTCAACTTCGTATTCAGATTTACCTTCAAAATCTATTTTTTTAGTTTCTACTGGTTCACCTTGAATTATTTTTTTTGCTTTTTCAGGTTCAACGTCTAATTCTAATAATCTATTAAAATCTTTTAGTTGTTCATCAGTAAATTTAGTATCAGCAACTTTAATTTCTTGTTCTTTTTCTACTTTAATTTCTTTATTATTATCTTCTAATTCTATCTTATCTTCTAATTTTACTTCGTCATTATTATCTTCTAATTTTATTTCGTCAGTTTCAGATAAAATGTCGTTTGGAAGTTTAATATCTTTTTTAATAATTTTTTCGTTTTCAACCATATCATTTTAACTATTTTTTCTTTTGATTCTTTTTCGTAATTTCTTCTATCTCTTTTTCTTTATTTTTTTGTGCAGTTTTAAAGACTGTAAATGAATCTAATTTACCTTCTAGTTTTTGAGCTTGTAAAGTTTGATAATAATAAGCTGTAATGTAACCAGCATCAGTTACATCTTTAGCACTGCCAAATAGTTTTTCTAAAGTTGCATCGGTAACTTTATTTTCTTTTCTTAATTTTTCAGCAATCATTTTTTCTGACATTAAAATAGATTTTCTTTCAAATTGTTGATCACCTAACTCAAAATATTTATATGCTAAATCTTCACTTTGCATAGCTATATCATTAGTTGCCATTTGTGTTGCGATTAATCTAATTAAAGCATCTGGTCTTGTACTTATATCTCCTTTAGTTTTTAATAAAGTATCAATATCTTTATTAGAAACAGGATAAAGTTTTTTAACGTCTTGAACTACTTGCTCAAAAGTTGCCGCTTGAAATAGATCATTAAATATATTTTGATCTTCTAAAGTCATTTGTGTATAATTTTCATCAGCAAATTTTTTAGCTAAAGCATCATATTTATCTCCTAAACCTAATTCTTGTAATATACCTTTTAAATCTTTAAATGTTGCATTAAGAATTCCTGTAGGTAACTCACCATCTTTCATAGCTACAGTTCTTGCAAGATTATATCTTTCAACAATTGACTTACTTAAATCTTTTTTAAGTTTTAAATCATCTTTATATGTTTTAAAACTTTCTACAAGTAATTCTTCACCAGGTGAAGGATATCTTCTAGGTTCTTTTTTCTGCGCTTTTAATTTAGCAATCTCTTCTGCACTAAACATTTTTTCAGCTTTAAGTAATCCACTTGCAATAGATCCTAAAGGAGATTTAGCTTGTGAAATAGGTTTTATGCCAGATGATTCATTAATAATTTGTAATCCTCTTATAAAGTTTTTTCTTCTTTCAGGATCAGCGGCAACCTCGTCTATTCTTTTAGGAACTTCTTTAGCTATATTTACAAAAGATTTACCTACACTTTTAGTAAAAGCACTTAAAGAAGAATTATCAATATCTATTAATTTTTTATCTGGTCTATCTAAACCATCTCCTAATTTAATTTTAAGAAGTTCGTTTTCTTTTTTTAACTCAGGTACTAATTCAGCTAATCTTTTATTTCTATTATCGTCTTGTTCAAAAGTAGTACCAGTCATAACTTCAAAAGCACCACCTAATTCATCATCGTTATTATATCTAAACATTGCCGTACTATTATCACCGACCATATATTGTGCATCTGAAAATTCATCATCATCTGGTAGTTCTTCTGTCTCAAATGTTTTTTTCACTTCTTCAATTTTTTCATCAGATATATCTTTTGTTTTATCTTCAACTAATCTTTTTTCACCTTCAATTTTACTATCTGTTATTGCGTTTGAAAATTCTTCAAAAGTTAAAGCACCTTGAGGTGGTGCATCTGCTTTATATAATTCGTATTTTTCTTCAAGAGTTGCCATTATACTTCCTTAAATTGTACATCTAATTTAGAGTAATCAACCATTAAATAACCAAATTGATTAGGCGTAGATGCATGTGGTACTTGATGAGCCATAACACCTTGATATGTTTTATCATCACCTTTATATTTAAAGTTATAAATTTTAATTCCTTTAGGAGATTTACCTACTAATTTAATATCTTCTTTTAATCTTATATCTGAAAGTTGATATGCTGACATTGCTGCACCTGCCACTTGACCAAATACACTAGGCCCAGCAACTGGTGTTGTAGTGTAACCAGTTCTTTCTTCTCCATAACTTCTTATAGGAGCACCTGATAAAGCACCAATCATTTGTTTAACTTGATTACCACCAAATTCTCTTTCTTCTATAAAGTCACGATATCCTTCTGCAAGTCCTGCTTGAGCAATACCACGAGCTTGTGTACCAAAACCAGCTAGGCCTGCTGATGCTTGTTGCAATGCACCAATTTGATTTTGTGCTGCACCTAATTTAGCACCAAGCCCTGACATCTGTGCTGATCTATCTGCCATAAATCTATTAGCACCAGATTCAAAACCAGCTTGTCTTAATCTAGCTGTAGTATCTGCTACACTATCTAAATATCTTTCTTGTCCTAAAACATTTTCTATTGCTGCTCTTGATCCACCAAAAGCTCCAGCACCTATTGCTGCAGCATTTAATGATTTTCGACTTTGTCCATAAGCTTCTCCTAAATCACCTAAAGCTCCTTTTACAACTTGGTCTTCATATGGATTAGCATAAGCACGAGCAGTTGCCGTATCATAAGTTCTAGCACTTGCATTTGCTATTTCTTGACCTATTGCAGCTAATTGTCCTGATTGAGGTACTATTTGATTTTGATAAATATTTCCTGCTTGTATTTCATAAGGATCAAGTTGTGCAATACGTTGACCAGTATAAGCTTGATAAGGTTTACTAAACTCTCGTTCACCTCGTCTTAAAGTTCTTTCTTGAATTTCTTTAAAATATTCAGGTATATCGTAGCTAGTTTGAGACTGCGATGGTGCCTGAACTGTTGTTACACTTGGTTTGAAAATACTACCCATTGACTATATAAGTTCCTCCGATAACTTTAAATCCTAATTTATTAAAAGCTTTATCTTTTCTTTCAACGTCTTTACCTTGAAAAATTTCGCATATCGCAGTTACTTTATTTGCTAGTGCGTATTCTTTGAAAACTACCATTATAGAACGAAATATCCTAAAATTTCTATGTTTAGGATTAACATGTAACCATAAAGTTCTCATAAACTTTTTGTCACTATACCATGTTTCATCGACTGTTGCAGCCAATGTTCCCACAATAATATTTTCATGTTCTACTACTATAACAAAACTATTCTTAATGTAAAATACTATATTTTCAAGAGCTTTAGTATTATTAGTGTTTCCAAAGTTAAATGGAGCTTCTGTAAGCCATGTTTTCAGTAATTCTCTTATTCTTACAGCATCTGATATACGAGCTGGTCTTATTAAATATTTATCTTTTTCCATCTTGTTTTATATTTACTCTTAATGTTCCAAATCTCCAATTATCATCTAGATCATTATTTTCTATTTTTATATTAGTTTGTCTTCCTCGAATACGAGTATTCAAAAAACTTGTAGTATTACTAACAGTCAATGTTTCTCCAACTGTCGCAGGATTATTAGGATAATCTTTAACTCTTAATGTAATAGTTGCATTACCAGTTTGGTTTTGAAAATCTGGTATTATTTTATTAATAAAACTAAAACTTTCTCCATCTGCTATATCTCCATCACCAGATTGTATAAAAGCAGGTAATGCAGCACCATCAGCATTTACACCTGATTCTTGAGCATAAATAATACTTCTTCCTTGTGTTACTCCATTAATAGTAGTTATTGTAGTTACATTTGAATTAGGAAAATATTCAGCAGCTAAAGGATTTAATTCAACTCCATTATCTTGATAAGCACTTCTATTCATAGTACCAAAACACCAAGAATTTTCTAGATAATTATAAATAGCATAACGATCACATTGATCCGAGGTGCTAGAACAATAGTACCATATTACTTCAGAGAAGTTAGAATTTTGTCCAGCATAAACTTGAGAGTATTGAGATTTATTAATATCATCAAACACATGATTTAATATAGGACAAGGTATTTCTTGAACTGATCCTGCGTATCTAAAAAATTGACCATCGGACATCCAATAAGCTACGTCATCTACAATTATTGCAGAGTTT